TGATAATGAAATATCCAAACCAAGAAATAGCAACAATGCATGGTACTCGCGAGCGACATCATCATTAGCAATGACAACATCATCCCCAAGCACAGCGTACTCAGAAAAGAAAGAAGTTAAGCCGGCTCTCCTCGCAGAGATGGCAATTGCAATGTGGTTAAACACCGCAAGCATGCCCCACGAGGAATAAGCCCCCATAGCTTGACCGACAGTGTACTTGTAAGTACACCCTCGATAAAGCCATGGGATATCTAGTAGAATTTTCCAGATATCACCTCTAACTCTTGCGAGGAAGAGGATCTGAACGAGAAAATCAACAGGGATACGGTCCGTAGCTGCTGTCAGGTCGAAACAGAAGTAACTTTGACCAAGAGGAGTCCTAGAGATCAAACGATCAATAGGAGCCTCCTGATTAAAAGTTCCATCAGTTTCTAAAGTTCGAAGAAAATTGAAAATGGATTTATGGAGTGGTTTTAGAGCAATCTGAATCCACCAATTAGCCATTGCGACTATTCGGGCTTTTCCAGCTTGATCGTAGACTACACCAAGTTTTCCAAGGTACGATCTCCCTTTGAGGTTGAGACAGACTACTAATAAGTAGAATGGACTTCCAACAAGGAGTATAAAAGATAACCAGATAGGATACTAATAAGACTTGCTTATATAAGCGAGTTTAAAGTAATTGAAGAGGACATAGGGTTCATGAAGGAATGCAAAAGCATCCCAAAGTGAATTCCACGTGGCCCTTCGACCATTTGGCCCAGACTTTTCAGAGATAAGCCCGCGAAAACTAGAGAACCTTAGACGAAGACCCAGGGTCTTGACTGCTAAAGCAACCTCTTCGTTAAGAAGAGTCTTACTTATTCCCTTGAAAGGGTTTAAGATAGTGCCTAAATCAGGCGTAACTTTAACAGGAAAGACACGGTAGATTTGAATAAGGGTTAGGACTAATCTGCATATAACAACATTAGACTTAGCATCCCGTAAAGGGAGTCTAAGTGGTAATGGTATGATATGCGGAAAACCCCATGGATCTGTACCGACTCGGATCTTGTTTCCAAAACCAGAGGTAGTAGGAGAACCACTTAATGCATGAACTGTAAGCCGAAAGGCTTCTTTAAGATACATAAAAGTAAACTTAAAGCCATTTGCTTTAACAAGCTCTTGGATAGTTCTCATGAGAAGGTATGCGGATGATTCCAAAGATACTAACTTAAAGAGAAGAAGAGGA